CCGGTCTACGACTGGGATTTCTTCACCACGACTTGGTCGGTCGGCGGCATCAACCAGAACGGCGCGTCCACCGCACCGCTCGGCGTCGAACTAGACACCGCAAACAACACATAGGAGAGCACCGCCATGCCGAATCCCGTCCTGGTAATGGATTACGCGAACATGTTCTGCGGCTCGGGCCCTGCAGACGATCAAGCAAGCAACCATCTGACCTTGACCGAGGTGAAGCTGCCCTCGTTTGAGATGCAGTACACGGACCATCGCGCGGGCGGCGCACCGATCTACATCGAGGTCGGCACCGGCATGGCACGATTGGAAACGACGTTCGTCCTCATCGGCATTACTCGGCAAGTGATGCAGCTCGTGGATTCGTGGGTGCCGGAGCAGAGGAATTTTTACGTCTACGGCAACGTGCGCGATCAGCACACGGGGCAAGCGATCCAAGCCGCTGCGGCGTTCACCGGCCAGCTCGGGCGGAGCGACATCCAGAATTTCCGCAAGGGCGATGTGATGCACATCAACTATTCGATCCGCCAGATCATCCACTACGAGTTCGGTCTCGCGGGCGGGCTCGTTTATTACTGGGATTATTTCAATAACACCCGGTTCCAGGGCGGGCAGGACATGAACGCGGAGATCAACGAGAACCTCCACGTCAACAGTCCAGCACCCGAGTTCATGCTCAACAACTTCTCCATCCCGTTGGGTGGCGGAGCGTAACGCATGACGCTCGACATCCTGCGCAAGACCGGCGGCTGGTGCGTGGAGCTTAACCAGCCGCTCAAGCTCGGCCCAAATAAAGAGATCACGGCGATCGAGATCAGACCTACGACGGCCGATCAGATGATCCGTTGGGGCCAGCAAAGGATTCCGTCCACGTTGGCGCTGCTGTCAGAGTTGTGCGACGTGCCGGAGAAGGTATTGCGCCAGCTTCCCAGCGCTGACTTCGACCGGGTGATGATGGCGCTGATCAACATCATGCCGGGGGTGATGAAGGCCGACTTCGAGCAAGGCACGCGTCCGTTGGCAACGCCGGAGGAGGACTTACCTCAGCAGGAGGCGCACGTGCCGGCACCCGATCAGATCGATCCGCGGTTCCCGGCTGCGGACGGTCCGGTGGTGCGGATGCCGCCCGGTCCGATCCTTCAGCCTCCAAACAAGACGGCTGATGACGAGGCCGCTCAGATGAACGTGCGGCCGCCGATGGCGGCGCGGCCGGTGCACTGACATGGGCGAGAACGACGTAGACGTAAATCTACGCTTTACCGCCAGCGACGAAACTGGACGCGTCACGGATGACATGATCCGGCGCGCCCAGCAGGGCTCGCGCGCGCTGGAGGCTGCTTACGGGACACAGCTTCGTGCCATCGAGGCTATGGCCAAGCGTGCCGGCGTTTCGATCGATGAGATGTCTCAGCGGGTCGCGCAGACGGCCCAGCGCGGGGCGCAAGGCTTCAATACTTACGTCACGTCGGTCAACCGGGCTGTGCAGTCGACGCAGCAGTTCGGCACCACGTCCGCGACCGTGATGATGCAGTTCGGCCAGGGTCAGGCACATGCCTTCGCTATGGCCGGACGTGCCGCACAGCAGTACGGCACGCAAGTCCAGCAGGTGATGCAGCAGTCGAGTAGCGCGCTGCTCAACTACGCCAAGAGCTTCATTTCCGTCTACGCCGCAATCGACACCGCGAAGCGCGGGCTCACCGAGTTCGCGAACGTGTCGTTTGGAATGACGAGGATCGCACAGGAGACCGGAGCAACCCGCAAGGAGATCGAAGGCCTCGGCAAGCAATTCCACGCCTTGTCTGCGATCACCGGCGAGAGCGTCCAAGACATTTCGAAGTCGTTCCAGGACTTCCGCGCGGCGACCGGAATGGCGCTCGGTCCTGCGGGAGACATGTTCAACCGAGTGGCGCTGGCGGCACACGCGTCAGGCGTCGCGATGAATGACATGTCCAGCGCCGCCGTCGCCGCGATCCAGAGCCTCAAGGTCCCGATGGACGAGGTGAGCGGCGTGCTCGACACGTGGGTCAAGACGATCCCGTCGAGCATGATGGGCGCGTGGGCCGAGCTGGTTCCTCGCATCGGCGCAACGTTGCGACAACTAAACGTCAACGGCACAGCGACCGCGACCTCGCTCAGCGCAGCCTACGTTAACCTTGCCCAGAAGCTCGGCTCGAAAGACGCTGCCAATTCGCTGCAAGCGATCTTTGGCGACATGTCGAACATCAACACGATGCTCGGCAAGTTGATGCTCCCGACGATGGAAGGCTTGCGCAACAACAGCGACGCGGCCGCGCTGAGTGTCCAGAACCTGTTCGGCAAGCTCAAAGACATGGGCCTGTACGACGACAAGATGTCGTTGGCCCAGAAGTCCGTGCTGATGGATCGTCTCGGCGTCGACCAGACCAAGCTCGATGCGATCAAAGAGCTAAGCGACAACTTCACGAAGGTGCAAGAGACGGCGGCGAAGCTCGGCATCTCGGTCGGCGAGGTCAACAAGCGCATCGCGGAACTCAACGGCACGCCGCAGGAGGCGATGAACCGGCTCAACGCCGCTTGGAATCTGATGTACGAAAACATCGGCAAGGTGCTTGGCGGCTCGATCCCCGACCAGCTCGCGAAGGCGCTCAACGGTGTCGCCGACACGCTCGACCGGATCGTCAACGGGTTCAAGTGGATCAGGGAGAACGTTACCAAGACGGAGACGCCTGAAGGCCAGGAAGCGACGACAACGTCGCAAGACGCGCTTAAGCGCATGCAGGAGCAACAGGCGGCCGGGAAGACTGGCGGCGGAGCGCTCGGCGACTGGTGGAACAAGAAAGAAACGCCGATCACAGACTTCCTGATCGGAGGAAAGGGTCAGAGCTGGTACCGCCCAGCAGACCCAAAATCTCCCGAACAGTCGGCGCAGGACAAGGCCAATCAGGCCAAGCAGGACGCGCTCGACAAGGAGCTGAGGGACAAGGGCCTCTCTAAGAGGAAACCCGGTTTCGCAACCGGCGGCAGCTTCGAAGTTCCCGGCTCCGGCGGCACCGACACCACGCCGGTCGAGTTCATGGCGACCAAGGGCGAGCGCGTCGACATCACGCCGCAGGCCGAGGTCGATCGCTACGAAGGACTCCAGCAGGCGCAGGACAAGGCCGACCAGACCCAGCGCGAGTATTTCGCGCGCTTCCGTGACAAAGGCCGGCAGATGCAGCGGCTGGCCATGTTGGACCAGCGCATCGGTGCCGATGGCGGTGGCCTCGGAGGCGGCGCGGGCGGGCGAGGCGGTGGCGGCGGCGGTGGCGATCCTGCGAGCGGCACGAGGACGGGAACGGGCGCGCGCGGCGGCGACGGGAGCGGCACTGGCGACGGCAAGACTGGAACACCGGGCGTCGGCGACACGCCGCTCAACACGCCAGTCGGGTTGGACCCGGCGAGCGCGACCGGTCCGGCGGAATCGTTGGAGGAAGCCTACAAGCGCGGCTACCTAGTGCCGCCGGGTGGTGATGGTGCGACTTACGGCCTGGGGGACCGCAGCAACAAGAGCATCCCCGCATCTATTCGGTACAACAATCCTGGCGCGCAGTGGCCAAGCGCTGAGAGCAAGCGCTTCGGCATGACCGACCAGGGCGTGATCGGCGGCGGGAACAAGATCGCCGGATTCCCGACGCCAGTGCACGGGCTCGCATCCAACATAGGCCTCCTGAGCCGCAACTATGTCGGCATGACCGTCGGCGCGGCTATTCATAAGTGGAGCGGTGGCGGACGAAGATCAGTGCCTGGCTTCGACTCTAACGCCATCCTTACCAAGGAGATGGCGCAAGACCCGAAGTTCTGGATGGCAATGCACGGTGCGGAGAGTGGCCAAAGAGGTGGCCTCTCGATGAAGCAGATCGGCCAAGCGCTGGACATGTATAAATCCGGAAGCGCTGCTGCCTACGAGCGCGCCAATCCAGACTTCGTGGCAGCGAACAAGGGCACCGCCGCTGCGGGCGGTCCGGGCGCTCCCGGCACTACGACCGTGGCCGGTCTCAAGACCGCGCTAGAAGGCGCTCCGGCGGTCTCTGCCGACGGTGGCAGCATCATCACGAGTGGCAGCGGCGCACGCCATGCCGGTCTAGACGAGAAGCTAATGTACGCCGCCCTAAAAAGCGGTCTTCAAGTGCAGGTCGCGCATGGATTGGAAAAAGGTCACGCTCGCCACACCACGAACGCACCAGCTTATGATCTCGACCTTTATGATCCAGCGCTCAAGCGCAAACTAAACTCGAAGAACCCCGAAGATCAAAAACGGATCGCGGGGTTCATCGAAGACTCGGTGGCTGCGGGGGCTGGCGGTGTCGGCGCCGGGAAAGGTGATTCATACATGGGAGCGGAACGCTTCCATGTCGGTGGCGGCACGGACGTAGCCTGGGGCGCTGGCGGAGCGGGGGCCAACGCGCCGCCGTGGTTGCAACAAGCCTGGGCTCGCGGCATGGCCCGCCGCATGAAGCCGGAACAGCTGGCCGTTGAGCTTAAAAAGCTACGCGAGCAGCAAGCGCAAGCGGTAGCGGAAAAAACCAAAGTAGCCGGACCGGCGGGCGTTGCGTCCGATGTCGAGACACGTGCCGCAGCTCGGTACAAGGCCGCAGTAGAAGGGCAGGCCGCCCCAGCGACTCCGGCCGCACCGGACGACACGCCGCTCATTGGCGGCAGGGCTGCTGGCAAGGGCGCGCGCGGGCGCACGTTCTCGCAGGAGGCTCGCCGCATCCGCCGGCTGCCGTACGTAGCACCGGCAGGTGAAGGCAGAGCTGCTGGCAAGGGCATCGCGGCGAAGCCGATCACGGTGCGACCAGTGTCTGCGCCGGGCCACGAGGACAAGGCTGCGGGCAAGGGCGTAGCTCCGGCACCAGCCCCCGCCGCAGCAGAAGAGCCGGAGGGCAAGGCGGCCGGCGGTTCGATCGACGCTGGCACACCGTACATGGTTGGCGAGCAAGGCCCGGAGATGATCACGCCGTCATCTTCCGGCAGCGTGACCTCGGCCGGCAACACGCAGGCCATGATCGAGGCCATGCGTTCGCAGCTTGAGCGTCCGATCGAACCGGTGATCAAGCCGAAGGTCCAGCAGATGGGCCCGGCACGCCATCGTTGGACCCGCCACGCCTCGCAGCAATACCAGCGGCAAGCAACGCGCGACGAGGCGCGCACGTCTCACACCGACCTGGGGTTCGAGTGACATGTCCACGAATTGGCGCAACCTGACCGATCCGGCGCTGCGTGGGCTCAACCTGCAGACATCCGACCCAAACAATCAAGGCGTCCTGTTTCTGTGGGGGCCGCGCATCGAGTTCCGGGTTTGGCCGATGAACATCCACGAGTATGACCACGAGTCGGACACCGACTGGGCACAGAAAGAAATCGCTGGAGCCGCGATCTACCGCGAGTGGGTGGGCGAGAACGACGAGGTGCTCTACCTGCGCGGCCGCTTGTTTCCGTACCGCATTGGCGGTGTGCCGCAGATCGAAGTGTTCGAGGGCAACCGGCGCGCTGGTCTGGCGCAACTGCTCATGCGCGGCGCAAATCCAACGACAAAGCTCGGCTGGTTCGTGTGCGAGAAGCTGGTGCGCGCCAACACGTTTCTGAGCGGCGAAGGACTTGGCCAGCAGATCAACTTCGAAGCGCAGATGGCGCGGGTGCCGACGCCGCAGGACCCGGACGGCTTGCTGTTTGCCCAGAACGCTGCGGTGGGGAACATCTGATGTTGGCCGTTATTGGTTACTGAAATATACTGGCTGTCCCTAAAAAGGAGACAGCAATGGCCAGACCAAAGGGTTCGAAGAACAAAAAATACACTGCTCTCGGCATCGACGCTAAGAGCAAAGAATGGATCGGCTTCCGGGATCATCGCAATAGTGCGAGGGCGCGTGGAATCCCGTTTCTGTTGACGTTCGACGAGTGGCTCTCGATCTGGACGGCTTCTGGCAAATTTCACCTACGCGGCCGCGAAAGCGGTTGCTACGTGATGGCCCGGTTCGGCGACCGGGGCGCTTACGTCGTCGGCAACGTCGAGATCATCTCGCATGAGTCGAATAGCTCTCAACCTCATTGGGGTAGGTCACCAGAGCACGTTCACACCGAAGCTTGGAAAAAGCAGCATTCGGAGACGATTAAGAAATGGGCCGCACAACCGAAAGTAAAGAGGATGTTGAGACGCGCTGGAAAGCGTGGGGCAGCGGTTCGTTGGAGCCGAGCCGATGGTGACGGGGTTTGAGCTCTACGTCATCGAGAGCGAGAACGTCACAGTCGACCTGATCATTTGGAACAGGTACATGGCGCGCGCTCCCGGCATGACCGAGCTGATGATGGACGCGAACCCGCATTTGGCGTTTGCGCATCGCCGCTCACCGTTCATACCGCCCGGTGTGTATGTGCGGGTGCCGATCGATCCTAGCCTCATGCTGGGCAAGCCGCGTTCGCTGCCGCAAGACAGCCTGTGGACCGACAGAGCTGGTTACCGACTGCGCGGTGAGATCGGCGGTCCTGCCGCTCCCGCCGCCATACCGGTACTGCCATGACCGACATCTACAGCACCGACCCAACGTTCCAATACGACCCGTTCAAAGAAGACACTCTCATCGGGCAGCTCGACCCGTTCATCGGGACGATCCAGCAGACCAGCCGGCTGCGCGCGTTCATCACCGTCACCGTGGACGGCGTGGACATCACCTCGAAGATCGAGCCGCACCTGATCAGCTGTCGGATTCTGGACAAGGACGTGGCGTCGGAGTGTGAGCTGGAGATCGACGACCGCGACGGCCGGCTTCCGATCCCGCCGCTGCTGGCGCGGGTGCAGGTGGAGCTGGGGTGGCGCAGCGAGCAGATGTACAAGACCTTCTCGGGCATGATCATGGACTTCGAGCACGGGTTCGGCCGCAAGCAGGGCGGCCGTCGCATGTGGGTCCACGCCAACGGCGCGAACGTGCTCAGCAGCAAGCTCAAGGAGCCGGTGCAAGACGGGCTCGGTGAGGGCGCACCTCCTGGCAAGAAGGAAGGTGACTTGCACGGCCTGCCGGATTGGCTGAAACAAATCACCAAGCACGCGGGCGTCAACGCTCAGATCAACGAGGCTTTCGACGCGTTCAAGCAGGACTACTGGGCGATCGCCAACGCTAGCCCGATGCACGAGGTCATGAACCTGGGCGACAAGTTCGGGTTCGTTCATCAATTCCATAGCGGCGATCAGGTCGACATCGAGAAGCGCGGTCAGCGCGGTGTGAGCTGCATCGCGCGCTGGCGCGACAACCTGATCTCGTGGCGGGTGCGGCCGTTCGCGGCGCGTGCGGCTTTCGCCGGATCGAAACAGCAGTGGTACGACACCAAGAAGGCTGGCTACAACCTGCTCACACAAGGCTTCGGGCAGAAGGAAGGCCCCGGCTCGTTAGCTGGCTCCAACACCCAAAATCCGGCGGCGGCTGCGACCGAGAGCGCGGCCCAGCAGGACAACCAGGGTGCGCAGGAGGCGTCCGACTCCTCGTACATGGGCAACGGCACGATCGTGATGAACGGCGAGCCGACCGCGCGGTGGAACAGTATGGTCCACCTGATGGGCGCGCGTCCCGGGGTCGACGGCCTGTACCTGATCACGCAAGCCGAGCACGTCTACTCGCGCACTGGCTACCTCACTTATTTGAGCGTGCTGCCGATGTACGGCGCGCCCGGAGGAGCAAATGTCGGCACCGCATTCGGCCTGCCGAAACCAGCACCGAACCAAGGTTAACTTGAGGAGATTTGAACATGGTTGCCAGCTTAGAAGATCGCGTGCTGGACTTTGGCCTCAACGTGCTCGACACGGAGTCGAGCTTCGTCAGCATCTGCAGCTCGGAGCCGACGAGCATTGGGATCGCGGCGACGTCCGGCTTGCTTGGCTTCAAAAACTGGGGCGCGGGCGCGGCATTCGGCAGTCCTAGCGCCGGCGCGCCAAACGGCCGCCAAGTGGCCAGCATCGCGGTGTCTGACGGCACGATCACAACGTCTGGCACGGCGAGCTGGTGGGCTGCTTATGCCGCTGGGACACTCCACGCACACGGGACGCTGAGCGGGGCGCAGGTTGTGACAGCTGGCAATACGTTCACCCTTGCGTCCTTCTCCATAAAAATCCCGGCATCGTAAGTCATGGCCAGCTCTCCTGGCTACCAACCGATCATCACCGAGCGGCACGTCCCGACCGGACTGACCGACCGGCAGCAGCAGGACGTGATCGACCGCGCCGTGAAAGAGGAGCGCGAGCGCATCCTCGACATCTTGCGTAAGGAACTGCTCGCGATGGACAGCCGAGGTGGCTGGGGCACCGGCTGGAGTTGGGACAAATGGCGGGCAAAGATGCTCAAGGCCATCAACGACATTGGTGGGTAATCGTTCTGGCGCTGCTGGTCACTCCGGCGCATGCACAGAACAAGGAAGATGTACCACCAGACCTGACGCTGCAGGACCCGGCGAAGACTCCCGGCAAGACACGGCCGCTAAGCAAAAAGACGATCTGCTCGACCAAGTGGGGCGTCGACAAGCGCTTTGTCACAGCAAAGATGAAGCTGTCTGTTTACCACGATTACGGTCTGAGCGGCCCCAAGGACGAAGCGTGCGAGCAGGACAAGCATGGACGGCGCTGCGAGATCGATCACCTGATCCCGCGCTCTCTCGGCGGCGCTGACGATGTAAAGAACCTCTGGCCGCAGCCATACGGCACAGCGCCATGGAATGCCTCCCGCAAAGACCGGCTCGAGGTTCGGGTAAGCAAGGAATACTGCAAGGGCCATCTGTCGCTGGCGAAGGCGCGACGGATGATGAAGGACTACCGCAAAGCATACATGCATTACTTTGGCGCGCCGCCGTAGTAGACAGGACTCGGTGATCGCGCCCTTGCGCCTTCCTCCGGGTGCGACCGCCAGGGAGCTGGTCCTCCCACACCTCTGGTCCAGCTCCCACCATTTCCCAACCAAAGGAGACTCACATGGCCGAAGGTGTTCCAGGCGATGCCACCCCGGAAGAAATCGACGAGAAGCTGTTGTGGGAGTTCAGGCAGCTCGGCGCGAACGGCGGCACAGTCTCGGCTGAGACAGCACAGGTGCTGATTAAGCTGATCGACGACGCCGGCAAGGGCCAGCCGCCTGATCCGGAAAAGGAAAAGGAGCGGGCCGAGGCCAAGGAAAAGGAGCGGGCCGAACGGCAGCGCGAAGGCGAGGAAGCCAACGCCGAAGCCGTGAAGCGGCAGAAGGAGAAGGACGACAACTAATGGCAGTCCACCACTTCACCGCCCCCGACCTGATCGTCACGCGCGGATGGCAACCGATCGGCACGTTCCCACGTGACGGTAGCGTGGTCGAGGTGAAAGATGCCGAGAACCACGTCGTGCAGGCGTTCTGGAAGGACGACGTTATAGCGGTCGGCGGCAAGATCGGCGACCTTACTCATTGGAGGAATCTAGAATAGGAGGACAGGCTTTGCACGGAACATCCAGGGCACCGATGCAGACGAAAACGGTCGAGACTCGTCATGGTCGCTTTACGATCTTCGACGAGGATGAGCTGGTCGGGCTTTCGCTCGCGACATACGGAGAGTACAGCGAGGGTGAGGTCGACGTCTTCCGCAAGGTCCTCCGGCCAGGAGATATGGCAATCGATGTAGGCGCCAACATTGGCGCCTTCACGATCCCGATGGCAGACTTGGTTACACCCTCCGGCCTTGTTTATGCGTTCGAGGCCAGCACGGCAAACGTGGTGCTGCTGACGGAGAACGTCCGGCAAAACCAGTGCGCCGATCTCGTAACGATCATGCCGTGCGCTGCCAGCGACAAGGACGGCACGCTCAAGGTCGACAAGCAATCCGCACTTCACGCCTATAGCCGCAAGGACATCAACGAGGGCGAGTTCGAGGTCACGTGCACGACGATCGACAGCCTGCAGCTCCCGCGCTGCAAGCTGATCAAGATTGACGTGGACGGGCACGAGCTCGAGGTGCTCAACGGCGCAGTAGAAACGATCGAGCGCTGCCGGCCGATCATCTACATCGAGAACGAAATCAACGAGAAGCGCGAGGCGATGGTCGCGTGGCTGATCGACCACGGTTACCGACTGTTTTGGCACCGGCCCTACCTGTTTAACATCGACAACTTTCGCGGCGACAAGCGCAACGTGTTCGGGTCGCTAGTCAGCATCATGAACGTGTGCGTGCCTGACGAGGCCGGCTATTCAGTCGAGGCGCTCGAGGAAGTGTCGGACTACCGCGACGACGACGAGATGTTCAACCGTGAACGCGCACGCTACCTCAAGTATGCCGATCGCGATCCCGACGATTTGCAGTCCCGGTGGATGGCTGCCCATTATTCCAACCTCATGCAGGATCGCGATTTTGCCCGCGAGTTGATCGACGAGAACCTAGCACGCAATCCCGACCACCAGCCAACGCGAGCGCTGCTCGGGCTGATGACGTTGCAAGACGGCGTCTACAACCGCGAGAGCTGGGAAGGCTACGAGATCAGGCACCGCCAGCCCAATCGCCACCAGTTCGGCGGCGACCGCACGTTTCCCGAAGGCGTCGAGCGCTGGGACGGAATTTCAACAGATCAGCCTCTTCTGATCTGGTCAGAGCAGGGCTTCGGCGACAACATCATGTTCGTGCGGTTCTACGAGCATGTGCTCCAGCGTGCTCCCAACGCGATGCTGGAGTGTCGGCCTGAGCTGTACGAGCTGTTCGATCAGTCTGGTATTGGCCTTAACAACAGCTTCCAGAACCGGCTGTACCGACTTGGTCGCTCCCTTCCTCCCTATTCCCTCCAGCTTCCGCTTCCCTCCGTTCCCTGGGCCATCGGTGCGACCCGCGAGATGATCGTGGTTGGGGACTTCTACCTCGAAGCCGACCCAGAGCTGGTGGCCAACTGGCGGGGCGAAGGCCACGTCCGGATCGGGCACACGCCCGAGGGTCCGCTGCATGGGGCGCGGATCGGGCTGTGCCACAAAGGCAGCGCCTCGAGCGAGCGGCCATACACGCGCGACGTGCCGAAAGAGCTTCTGATGCCGCTGGTGCGCAAGTGGGGGCCAGTGTTCCCGCTCGACCAGCAGGGCCAGTTCGACAGCTTCGCGATGACGGCGGCGGCGATCAAGGCGCTCGACCTGATCATCACGGTCGACACCAGCATCGCGCATCTTGCGGGCGCGCTTGGCGTGCCGACCTGGCTGCTGCTGAGCTGGGACCCAGACTTTCGCTGGGGGCTCAAGGGCAGTCAGACGATCTGGTACCCGAACGTTCGCATCTTCCGCCAGCCGCGATTCCGCGACTGGCAGTCCGTGATCAACACCGTGATGGTAGAGTTGGAGCGATTCCCATGGCCGCGATGACGATGGACGAGGGCATCGAGCTGATGCGGATCATCAACAACAACACCGACGTTCAGACTTGGACCAAGCCGCAGATCAGGGCGGCGTTTCAGTCGATCGAGGACCGCGTGTTAGCTCCCGGCACCAAGCAAGCGATCGCCAACGACATCGAGGCGGCAGCTCCCGGCGTGTTCAATGCGCAGATGAAAGAGATGCTGTTCATGGCGTGGACGACGATGTACGCGCGCAGGCAAGGACTCAAGGTCTGATGGCTACTCATCGCATAAGCATCCTGCAGGCGGTCCAGCCCGACAACACCGGACGGTGTTGGGTTGAGCCGTACGACGTCGCCGCCACCAACGACATCTGGAAGCACGGCGTCATCCGGCTCGCCAACCCGGCGACCAACAATCACGGTTGGTACGGCATCTTCGAGGTGCCGCAGAACTACGTCTCCGCCGCCGCGTTCAAGCTCAACTGGACGACGACCGCGATCACCGGCAACGCCGCGTTCCGCCTCACCTACCGCATCGTGACCGGCAGCAACACAACCTCGCTCGACCAGACATCGCAGACCGAGCAGGTAAGCAGTACGACCAACGCCGCGCCCGGTGCCGCCCATCGCAAGATGGACGCGACACTTGCGGTCACGGCCGCCAACTTCTCTGCTGGCGCGCTGGTCGAGTACCTGATTGAGCGGTTCGACAGCGCCAGCAACGACACGTGCGCCGCCGACATCACAGTCCATAACGCTAGTTTTGAATATGCGGACGTGTAGTCCGTGGCGATCGACTTCAAAACCGGGAACCTAGTTTTCGGTAGACCGACGGCGACGAACGTCCCCGCCTCTGTCGAACCACTCACCTTGGCCGGATGGTTGTCTTTCCCGGCGACTCCGACTGCCAACTCAAACGGCTATTGCATTGCTCTCAGCAGCGATGCCACGACGCCTTCATTCTTTATGCTCAAAGGTGGGACGGACGGGAGCAACAACTTAAATGCGCTGGCGGTGGTCGCTGCTACCAGTGGATCGCCGAACCAAACCGTAATCTCGACGTCGAGCGGCATCGCGGCTGCAGCTAACGTGTGGTTTCACGTCTGCGGCGTATTCACCTCAAACACGGCTCGCGCGGCTTTCTTGAACGGCGGCTTCAAGGGCACCGGCGCTACCAGCGTCCAGCCTCTGAGCATCACCGTCACAGCAATGGGCGGCCTTTGGGTTCCATCGTTCACCATCGCGTCCGGTGATGCGCTTCTTTGCATGGCGGATGTTGCCGTCTGGAACGTGGCGTTGACCGATGCGGAGGTGGCGGCGCTTGGGCGCGGAATGTCGCCGCTGTTCGTGCGGCCATCCGCGCTGCAAGCGTACTGGCCGCTTGAGACCATCGCGAACGCGGGTTTCAATCGTGTCAAGAACGGCGTTGCCGACCGCACGCTGTCCCCCGTGGGCAGCTCGCCCGGCACCCTCACACAGGGGTCGAACGTCCCTCCGGTCACGGCCGACCGCTACTACTGGCGTCCTGTAGGCTGGCGTGGCACTCCTCGGCCGGTCACGGCCGTCGCGGTGACCGCGAGCAACCTCGCGGTGTCTAGCCCGACCCTGGACGCGGGCACAATCACCCAGGCCTACGCCCTGGCTGCTACAGCCCTGGAAACCGGGTCTCCAGCGGTTGGAGCGTCCGCCCTTGCTCAGGGCCACGCTCTCACGGCAAACGCACTGGCGGGCTCCGCTCCGGCCCTAGGAGCGCCTTTAATTGGCCAAAAGCACGTCCTGGCGGCCAACCCGGCTTCCGCAGGGTCGCCAGTCCTAGACGTTGCCGTATTTAATCAGAAGGTCCCGCTGGCGGCCGTTGCTGCCTCTGCCGGCGCTCCTGTCCTCGGCGTCCCGGCTTGCGGGCAGTCCTACGTCCTGTCCGCAGCTTCGCTGACGGCTTCCGCTCCGACCGTGGGCGTTGCAACGTTCGGGCAGTCCCATGCTCCCGTCGCTGTGGCGCTCGCGGCCGGTTCTCCAGCCATCAGCTCGAGCACGCTGGCACAGACGCACATCCTCAGCGCATCGAGCCTCGCGGCTGGCGCTCCGGCGCTTGGGACCGGGACGGTCGCCCTCAAGATCAATCTGCTCGCGTCCAACTTGGCCGTGTCCGCTCCCACGGTCAGTGCCGCAACGATCACGTCGCAGCGCCACGCGTTTCAGGCGTTCAACTTCTCGACCATCTCGCCGTCGTTCGGCACGTTGGTCCTGAAGCAGAAGCAGGTAATCATCGCGACTGGCTTGGCGGCAGGGTCGCCGGTCATCGGCGTGCCGGTTGCCTCTCAAGGCGCGCCGCTGTTCGCATCCTCGATGGCGGTCGGGCGTCCGACGATCCCGGTCGCTGTACTGAGCCAGAAGTACCCGATCTTCGCGCCGCGTCTGACGAATCCGAGTCCAGTCATCGGCACGCCGAAGCTCGGGACAATCGCGCCGCCGCTGGTGGCTGCTGGGCTGACGGTCGGCTCTCCCGTGATCGCGCAGCCTGTGCTCAAGCGCTCCCACATCCTGGCGGTACTCGACTTCGAGACAGGCCGGCCGCAGTTCTCGCAACCGGATGCTGAATGGCTCGCGCCGCCGATGGTGTGGCTGACAACGCGGGTCAAGCGCTGGTCTCGCGATCCAAAAGCCGAGTTCTACGACGACGACGACACTCAGTTCGGCCGGCCGGTTAAGCAAGCAATCTTCGCCAACCTGAATGATGAGATCGAGCTGACGCTGTCGAGTGGTACGTTTCCCGGCCGCACGGCTCCCGGGCGCGGTCCCGCTGAGGAGATCATCCCGGTCAAGCCGCTGTCGATGGCGGACAAGAAGCTGCAAATCGACATGTCCGAGGTCGAGCAGCTTCGCGCGGACGTAGCTGCGCTGACGGCAGTTGTGGCAGCGCAGCGTGCCGACTTCGAGCGGCTTTTGCGTCAGACGAAGACGTTCATTCCGCGCGATTTGACGGTAGGTGCTCCAGTGATCGGGACGCCTCGGGCATCCGTCACGTTGCCAGTGGCGACTGGCTTCACCGCCGCCTCGCCGACGATCGGCCGTCCCATGCTCGTTAGGATTCCGTAATCAACCGCCTTGGGTGGCGTGGTCCATTGCCCTGGCACGTCCCCTTGGGCCGGGGCCCGGTTTTCTTTCTAGCAGCCGGGTCCCGGTTTCCCTCTGACAGGAGTTCACATGGCGCGGATCGCCGAAGGGCTGGGCACACTCCGCTCGCAAATACAGGCGCGGGTCCCAAAGGCACCTAAGAACGAGTTCGGGTGGGTCGCGTCCGACGCGCACTCGCAACAGAACCCGAGCTCTGACCACGAGTCAGACTCGCGCGGCATCGTTCACGCTCTCGACATTCCCCACTACCCGGAGCTGGGGCTCGACACTTACAAGCTGTTCGACCATTTCCGCGCGGTGAAGGACCCGCGCATCAAATACATGATTTCGAACAGGAAGATTTTTGGAGACGAAGCCTACGGCAAGCGCAACGGCCGCAAGGCGTGGACGCTGTACCCGTACAACGGCGCGAACCCTCATGACGAACATACGCACGTCAGCATCAATAAGGCGCTGGAGGACGACGCGAGGCCGTGGGACATCGGCAACGTGGGCCAAGGCGTAGACCCAAACGCGCCGCCGCCGCAGGTGCTGCCGATCCTCAAAGATGGCAGCGAAGGCGCACTGGTCCAATGGGTCCAGCTCCTTGTGATGACAGACGGCGACTACGGCCCCGCCACCGAGGCTGCGGTCAAGCGCTTCCAGCGCGAGCAGGGCTTGGTCAACGACGGCAAGGTCGGCAAGGCCACCTGGGACGCACTGGCCGAGGTAGCGAAGGTGCGAGGCATCCCGTTGCCCAAAGACTGGCCGGGTGCTCCGCAGCCGCCCACAAACGAGGGACCAATCGTCATCGATCCGCCGCCGATCGTCATTGTCGATCCGCCGCCCGTCGATCCACCTCCCGTCATCATCACGCCTCCACCTGTCGGCCCGAAGCCAGTCCCGCCTGAGACGCGGCTCGAGATGGCCGAGCAAATCCTCCAATACGAGGCAAGGCGTGACGGTAGCGGACGGCTCGTCGTGTACGATCTGCCTGCTGGAGATGGCGGCGGCGACTACGAGGTTGCCGGCATCAATGAAAAATACCATCCAGTCGAAGCGGCTGAGCTGCGCGCGCTGATCAAGGCCGGCAAGCACGCCGAAGCTGAAGCGCGAGCGCAGGAGATCATCGCGACATACACAGACGCGGCGGCGAAGTGGCACGACGATCCTGGGGTACAGTTTTTCTTGCGAGACAGCGTGTTCAATCGTGGGCCGACCGGGGCGATGCGGATTCTCCAGCGTGCCGTTCAGGTCAAGGACGACGGAAAGTGGGGACCAATCACGCGAGCTGCCGTAGAAGCAATGACGCCCGTCCAGCTGCTGTCGCGCTTGCGGGTCGCGCGCGAAAACTACGAGCGCGTGGTAGTAGGACGCAATGAGTCGTCGCAGTTCTGGAAGGGGTTGGTCAATCGGTGGGACAATGCTCTCGCCGCGGCCGGTAAGTTTCACAGCGAAGCAGATCAAGGAGAAGTCGCATGATGGGCCTCAGTCTGACGACATTGCTGCCGCTGCTGTTGTCGATGTTGGGACGCGGCAAGCCAGCGGTGGAGCTTCCGATCAAGGAGGTGATCGACATCATCGGCTCCCTTCCGCCGCTGCAACAGGACGAGGCGGTGGAAGTGATCGACATTGCCAAGGCGCAGCAAATGTTGAAGGACCTTGGCTTCGATCCGGGTCCAATCGACGGGAAGCCGGGAGCGCTGACGCGAGCGGCAGTGACCCAGTACCAGAACTCGCGGATGCTGGAAGCGGATGGCCTGCTCGGTCAGAAGACATGGGCGAAGCTCCTGGGGGAGCACCGAACCCAGGGGGCGGGTGGAGCATGAACCCCGCCAACAACGCGCAGATCAGTGGCCCGCTTGCCGCGTTTCTGCCGCTCGCGACCGCTGCGCTCGTCGGCTATGGCATGGACGACAACACCGCTGGTCTTATTGCCGGTGGGGCGATCATGTTGCTGGCCGGCGCTTGGCAGTGGTGGCGCGGCCGCCCGGTGAAGATGGCGCAAGAGCTGGTCGACCGCGGCGCTGTCACGGTCCAGACCAGCACCAGCTCGCCGGAAGATCTCAAGGCCGCCGCTTCCGACCCGAGCGTGAGGGGAATCGAACCAGCGAAGCCTCCGACATTTCGGACGTGATCCACTTCTCGACGCAAGTGTCGCAGAACGCGGCGCTTGCGCCGTTCTCGCGGAACAGCGCCAGCGGCGTGTCCGGCAGTCCGCCGTAGCAATAGGAGCAAATGCTTGGCGGCGGGCTGTTCGGCGCGCTCCACGCCACCAGTCGCATGTCGAAGCCGTCGCGAAACTTCAGTTGAGGCATTTCGCTCTCCTAGTGGTAGGACTTCGGCAGCTCGTCGTCGGCCAGGGTGATCTGTATTTCAGGAGGCAACGTTCCCTCCTTCTTCATTTGTTCGATGACGGACAGGAGCGCGCCCTGGAGCATTGTCCGCATGTTGGCGGGCGACATCGCTTCCATCGCGGCGTTTGACGCAATGAGGCTGTTGGTCTGGTCTTCGGCCAGTTGTTTCAGTTTGTGAATCGTCGGCAGGCACGAAGCGGTTCCAAGGCAGAAGCCTGCAACGAGCCAATTCGTCCAACTGAAATACCCTGGAAACGCAACGGCCGATGCAACATTGACCGCTCCGAGAGCAACGTTGAATGCGATTAGGATGACATGGAGCCTTGGGTGGTTGTAGAGCCATTTCATCATTGCCAACCTCCTCCTATTCATTTTTCAGCGGCACCTGACAGCCGGCGAGCAGCGAGCACAGCAGGATTACCGCACCAGTCAGCACGACGATTGCACAGATGATCTGGATGCGGCGGTTGCGCTCGTACGCGCTCTGCACACGCCGAAGCTCGGCGACGTATTCGTCGCGGGTCATTGTCGTCCTGTTGCGATTGTAGTGCTCCTGCGCGCGCGCGATCTCCGACCGCGGTCCGTCTACCATCCACTTTCCCCACTCGATCAGCCGGCCCATGGGAGTCGGCCTCCAGACTTTCCAGCTCATGTTGCCAGCCTCTTCGCCGCCACGATCTGGCTGACGATTTCGTGGGCGACGTCCAGCGCTCCGATCACGACCTCTCGTTCCTCCAGAGTGAAGTTGACGCCCTCATACCAGTATTCGTGTTTGAGCTTCACGAGAGCGCTCTCAACTAGCTTCAGTTTCTCCTCGACCTTCATTGCCCTTCCTCCCTTGCTGACGGTTCACGTCGGCACCTCCCAACCGTCTATGGCCTTGCGGCACTCCACCCACACTTGGACTGCCTTCGTGACGCCGGTCCGCGCCCGGTCAGGCTGGCCGGACGGGTCCTTCATCCACACGCTGAACAGGTTGACGACATAGATGCGCAGCGCCTCGTCCAGCGCTTGGTTGAGCACGACCTTCAGTCGTTCTTCGGGGGTTCCCGCGAGGGCGGCTCCGAGTCGTCTGGTTGACTTGCTGGCTGCGACCATGGTTCGGCCTCCTGCTTCTCTGCCATGACCATACCCCGCACGTGTTGGAAGCGCAGGATTGTCGGGTCGCCGGCCAGATCGTACGCCTCCTGGTCATTCAGCTCGCGCAGCGTCATGTCGTCCGCGAACGCCATCAGGTGTCCGCAGTGCATGCAGATCGTGCAGTTGCCGGGCTCGGGCTTTTCAGCGTCGCCCTCGATCCTGGCGGCAGAGTCAAGCTTCTCGCCGCAGCTCAGGCAGGTGTTCTCAGGTACGCGGAACGCATCTGGTGGGGGCTGCGACGGGCGGCCGCCCCCTGGACCGGCGTCATCAACAACATCCCCGCCGCGCTCGGGGGTCTTTTTGCCGCGCTCGCGGATCAAGCGGGCGATCGTGGCCGAGGCCGCGGAGCCGCCATGGCTGCTGCTCGGGTCGCTCCACAGCTCGCGCTGCTCGTCGGCGATCTTGGCGCATTCCTCGCGCTCGGCGGCGATGGCAGCATCACAGCGGTGAGGGCAGTCGCTGTCGTGAAACTCGTCTTCGACTTCATCCCCGTATGTGATGCCACCGCAGTGCTCGCAGACTTTCTGTGTCTCGTTAGTCATCACTCGCCCCTCTCGATTTGAGCGGCTATTTCAAGCGCGATGCGAGGACCGTGAGGGTCGATCTTGCTGAGTGTTTTAGCAATGTTTGCACACCGCTCGCGCTCGGCGGCACGGACCTTCGCGGCCAACTCTTCCATCGTAGTGATGAGCTTCTGTTCGTCTACCGCGATTGTCATCACTCGCCCTTCCTGATGGCGGCGGCCTGTTGCTTCAGCAAGTCAGAAACCGAATCACGTCCCCACACTCCCCGGTGACGCGGGTGCAAAACTTCTTCTGCCTGTCGTTCAAGTGATGCTGCCCACCGCTCGCGCTCGGCTTTCGCAGCGTCCATCAAGGCGCTGGTGGTGCGAGAGATGCGGTCCAACACAGCTTCCTGCAGGCAGCACGCCTCTGCGGTCATGCACGCGCACTGACCGCCATCGAGCTTCACGGCGATGTCCTCGCCGGTTTTCTTGCAGCGAACCACTGCAGCTCGGCGTTGCGTGTCGTCCATCGCGTTCACCTTATTGTCGCGGTCAAGCTCGCATGCTGGCGTGCGCTTCAACGGATCGTCATTCATCGCGTTCACCTTCTCGAACAGTAGTTTCCAGGCTCTGCGCTCCTCTGTGTCCATCGTCTTTCCTCCACAGAACATCCTCGGGATCAGCGCGCCGCCGTCAGGACCGATCACCAGCATGTTTGCCGCTCCTGAGCCCCCGGCTTGCGCCGAGGGCTCTCGTCGTTTTTGGTCAGGCGTAATGCACGTCGTTGTTACCGAGACTGGCGCCAACGACCACCACGACGCTCGGGTCGTTGTGGATGTTGATGATGTTGTTATTCGAGTGGCTGATGATGATGACGTCGACTACGTTCACGTTCGTATTGACCGTTTGTCCGCCACCTCCGAACAGGCCGCTGAACAATCCAGAGTGCGCGTCGTCGTGTGCGGAGATGGACGCAAACAAGTGCGGGTTGTTCGTAATGTTGATGAAGTCATGGTTGGAAGACAGGACGCCTACGCTGTCGAACAGGCTGACGTTCGTGTTAATGGTTTGCTGCGATGGGAAGTTGAAAAGTGACGGTAGAGACATCTAGTGCTCCTGTGCTTGCGAGCCCGGAAGTGGGTTCGCTCCCTTTTCCCCCTCTCCGGAGGAAACCTAAACCTGTTCTCCGTTCCTTATTTTCTCGATGATGTCGAGCAACGGCATGTTTTGCAGGACGCCATAGACTTGCAGCAACGTGATGCAGCGCTCGCGCTCTGTGATGACGGGCCCGATGTTCAGCAATGACTGGAAGCGCGCCTCGGCCTTGTCGCGCTGCTCGATCAACTCAAGAAGCATGTCGCGTGCCTTCGTCATCGTCTCGATCACGTCGCGCCGTTCGGTGTCGCTGATCATTGGCCCCTCCTCCGTCGCCATCGTGCGAGGTCGTTGCGCTGCTTGGCAGTCGGGAGCTTGACCTCGATCTCCTCCCCCGATTCCTTCTGCAGCTTCATTTCATCCATCGCACACGGCATGCAGAAGATCAGGTCAGCGGCGGGCGAGGACCGCGCCACCCACACCTGAGCGTCGCAGCGCTTGCAGCGGGCGCGGCGCGAGAGGAGCTGAGGGTCAGGCAGATCGGCCACCCTTTGGCACACGAGGATGCGAGGGCCGGTTGTCACCGTCGCCGCTCCGCTTGGTGCGACTTCGCGTGCTCAATCATCTCTGGGAAGGTCACGGTCACGTACTTATTCTTCAGTTTCTTAGAAGGTTCTGTGACTGGGAAAATAAAGCGCTTGCCGCAATGCAGGCATCTATAAGTCCACTCATCTGCGGTTTTTATGACTTCAAATCCATCGAGGGCGTGGTTGAAAACCATGTCCTTTATTGCGGTGATTACGCGATCTTCTTTTTGCTTCATCGCCGCCGCTCCGCCGTGCCGGTCATGCGGCCGGAGCCGTCCCGGAACGTGGTCGTACCGTTGCCGTTGGTCGTGGCGGTCCCGGTCAGCCTGCCGCTCGAGTCTCGGAATGTCGTCGTGCCATTCGAGCTGCGCGTGGCGGTGCCGATCTCGCGCCCACTCGCGTCCCGGAACGTCTGCCCGTGCGCGCGGTATGCCATCGCCAGCATGAACAAGGCTGCGAGCAGGATCGCAGCCGCGCTAAGGCCCAGCACCTTCATGGCCGTGGTCCAGTCGCCTGAATCCAACGGAGATTTGTCGGCGTTCATTCGGTTCCTCCCTTGCCGGCTTCCCTTGAAGTTCATTCATCCTCCTTGACGTGCGGGTGCAGTGACGAGTGCGGCGACGGCTGATAGGTCACGCCATCGTAGGTGAAGCCCTTACCGGCCTGCCATTCGAGGTTGGTGAAGTCACCTCCGTCTGTGATAATCACACGCTCGACCTTGCCCATCTTGACGGCGAGGCTAGTCGTGTAGTGCGCGAACGCCTTTACTGCTTCCTCTGGCCCGACCCAACGCCGCACGTACTCGTATTCGCCGTTGTCAAAGAACTGGCACACGCTGAACTCGCCCTGGTAGTCGTCCTCGCTCATCGCCGATTCTCCATGCGCGCCGCCATGTGGTGAACCATTGTCCGAACAAGTTCCTTCTGCGTTCCCGGATTGCTCGACGCACTCGTGATCAGATCGGCCAACACTTCGGCCGTGGCCTGCGCACACAGCCGGAACATGATCTTCTGGTCGACGAACGGACGCTGGTGGCAGTAGTTGATGATCGCCGTGTTAAGCTGGCGCCGGAGCTGGTCGGTCATGCTCATGACTTTCCCCGGACGCTGGCCTCGATGGCGGCCACTGTGAGTTCTGTGACTGTCTTGACGATCTCGTCGTCCAGCACCCGGCCCGGCGTCGCGTGCTCGGAAAGCACCTCGCGCACGATCTTCTCGGCAACCGCCAGCCGTTCCTTGTGCGCCATGGGCTGCAGGATCGCGGCCCGCATGTTGTAGCCGCGCTTGATCACGTCAGCCCCTCCCGCCGAACGTAATTTTCCATCTCAGAGATTGATTCATGGCCGTACATACCGACGCATGCAGGGCACAGGTTGAACGGTGAGTTGGCCAGCCTGTGGCGCAGGTGGGGCTCCAGCTCGTCGTAGGCCTCCATGTTCTTCCAGCCCTCGCTGTTGACGAAACAGATGCCCTGGTACTTGTTCGTGATCATAGTTCCCTCCCCAACTCGATGATTGCCTCGATGTCCTGCGCGTCGATGATCCATCGCACGCAATGGCACCCGCCCATGATGAGGCGAGGCCCCAACACCATTTTCTCGACTGCGACGACGACGAGTCCTGTGCCGCCGCAGTCGATGCAGTCCTTGTCGATCTCCCTGCGCATGTTCCCCCTATTGGATTTACCTCGGCGGCTGCCATCCGAGCGGCGGCCCGTAGTAGCGATTCCTCGCATAGGGAAAGTTGACCGGCGCAAAGTACCGGCACGCCTCTGCCGCAGCGTTGCCGACCTGACGGCTTCCCGTCTGGTACGCGAGCTGGATCGCAGTCTCGATGCAGCTCTGCGACGGCGGGCCCTGGAAGCCCGGCGTTGGCAAGCTGTAGAGCGGCGGCGGCGGCGGGCCGTAGCCATATGCGGGAGGCGGCGGAGGCGGCACAAGCAAGCCGTCCGCGTGGGCTCGTGTGACCATTGCGTACCACATCAGAGCGATGGCGATCGCGAGGGCAGCTGACACCAGCAGCGACACTGCCACGTCCTTGAAGATGGTGCGGGTCATCGCGGCGCTCCTGGCATGCGTCCGGGCATACGCGGCAACTGAGGCGGCGACTCTTTGTCCTCCGGCGGGGGCGTAACCGCACCTGCAAAGACGTTTATGCTGTCGATGGCGACCTGACAGCTTTCCGTCGTACGGTCGATGAACGTTAGCAGCGTCGTCGTTTGGGTCGTAAAGCGTGTAACGGCGTCCACGATGTTGTTTGCTACGCTGTCCGCGTATTTGCTGAGGCGTTCGGCTTCCTCAGTGCTCTGCGCAGCGAGCGTTCGCATGTTTGCGGCAAGCTCAAGAGCTTGAGCTCCGATCATCTCTGTCGTGGGCATCTTGGACTTGTCTGGGGTAGGTCCGTTCGCAGCCATCTCAGTCTCCTTGTGGAAAGCGATGTTGATCTTTGAGCTGCCCCCGCCATCGCGTTACGGGCTCAGCCATGTCGTTGAGCATGTCGTTCCATCGTTGCCGGAAGCTCGGCCCCGCCGGGGGTGGTGGCGGGGTCGGCTCCGGCTCCAGCGGGGGCCAGCAGCACTGGTCCGCCAGACCGTCGTGGGTGGCACCCCGAGTCACCGAGGGGGCTGGACGAGACTCAGCGTCCTCGGGGTGCCTTTCCACACCGGGGCGGCGTCCCCAGTGCAGCTCGGATTTAGGCTTGCCGGGTTTGCCGGGATACCAACAGCGTTGCCGGCGAGCGCCGTCCACGTCGAGGCGGAAGCTCCACCAGCGCGGATCGCCGCTCGGCTTCGATGACTGGCATTCGACGGTCGTCGGTGCCGAGCTGGTCCGCAGATCAGCGGCCGCCGAAGTCGATGTCATGAGTATCAAGCCCAGCGCCAACGCGCGGGCCACAGCCCTTTTCATGGTCCTTCCCCTCCGCCGTGGGGGGTGCGAGCAGCGGCTGTCGGGGCCATGGAAAGCTACGCTACAAAAGGCCACCGCCGCTCGCGACTCAAATATAGGCCAATACGGCCAAAACGTCCAAATGGAATTTTAATGCAGTATTTTCGGCATATTATCTTGGTCGATCATGACCTCGGTATCGATGGCGTCCCGCCGCGGATGTTTTTCTAGCCATTTCATCATGCTGTTACCCCTGGTGATTGTCCGAGTGCAACGCGAACTTGATCGAGCGTGACTACTCCGGCCCGTAAGAACCGGAGCACCACGGTTGCGCCGCCGTCGATCTTGGCGTCGCCCTTGAGCCAGCGCCGCATGGTGCGCGGTGCCACCATCAACAGCTCGCCAACATCTTCCTGCCGAATATCGGGCAGCACCCGCGCGCAAATGTCCCGCAGTTCGATCGGGCTCATGCGGTAGCGCTCAAACGGTGGAGCCGCCTTCTTCCGTGGAGTCTTTTCCGGCACCGCGATCTTCTTCGCGACCTTCTTTTTGGCCGAAGATTTGACGCCACGTAATTTTGCGGCGCCTTTCGAGGCCGACGTGGAGCGCCCGTTCGCAGTCTGCTTGCGACGGGTGGTGGAGCGTTTCTTTGATCGCGAGCGTGTCGAGACCTTGGTCCCAGAGCGTGACGACTTGGTCGACGAATTCATCGTGTAATTCCTTCTGGCTTGTTTGTCGCCATTTGTAGTGGCGTCCAGGTACGACGGGCGGCATGATCATGGCCTCACCTCATGGGGCGGGACGGCCACTTGCGTTTAGGGCGCGTCGCCTTGCGTTTGCGCTTGAGTTCTTTGCGCCGCTTCCCGGCGTCGGAGAGCTGTGCGCCATCGCCGCGTACGTAAGTCTTGAGCCAGTGGTCTTCGGCGGTGCGCCAGATCAGCCAGTCGGGATCGTTGGCCTCGGGCAGATAGCCGCCGTCCTTGGTGCGGTCGCGTAGGTTGAGCGGCGGGTCGTGATCGAGGTGGCACATGATGTCGGGATAGAGCACGTTCAGCAGGACGCGCAGTTGGTCCGAATTGCATAGCTTCTCGAGTGCGTGCCAGTCGATCTTGAGACCAGCCGCGCGCGCCTGCCGCCCCGCCACCGCGACCTTCACCCAGATCGGTACGTGCGGGCGTGGCAGTTTCATGGGTTGGCGTGTTCCGAACAGACGAAGGCGTCGGCGTCTTCATCGGTCAGCGGCTTTGCGCCGCCCGCGGCTTCCAGCTCGGCCCTGGCCGCGATCCGTCCCCACAATATCTCGACCGTTTCGATCGGCAGCATGTCGAGGGTGGTGATCCGGCGCTGCGGCTTTTCGTTCTGCGTGTACAGCTCGACCATGGCGACCTGGACGCCCTTCGGCACCAAGCCCATCGAGCGCGCGGTATCGAGCGCACCCACGGCGTCCTCGCCATAGACGATGGTGGCGCCGACGAAGCGGTCGCCCACCGGCCGGCTCTCGTCCACAAAGGACAGGTAGAAAACTCCTGCGCTCATGGTTTGGCACCTCTCAGTTGCTCGCACCTCTCGTCCAGCATGGCCCGCAGCCGCTCGCGCTCATCGCTGTCCAGATCGACCGCGTTGCGGGTGTCATATTCGTTCTCCCAGCGCGCCGTGGCTTCCTCGGGATCGGTCGCAGCCCTGATCCAGACTTCGGCCTGGGCGACATAGTAGGCGGCTTGGTCCACCCCCTCGGGGGCGCCCTGCAGGGGCAGCTGGGCGGGCTGCTGGCGCGGTTTGGGCTTCGGCTTGGCCTTGGGCCCGGCTTTGGCCTTGGGCGCACTCCCTGGCCGTTTACGGGCGGGCGGCTTCCGGCTCATTCTCGACCGCGTGACGGGGACGGCTTCCTCCCTAGGAGCAATCGGGGTATTGGCCATCTCTTGCGCCACGCGGTCGTCCCCTGCGGCCCGGACTAACGACGACTCCACCTCCATTGGTCGGAAGCCTTCGCGTAGTTCGGGCCGCGGGCTGGCCGCCAAGCGTTCGCCCAAGGTCGGCCGTGGTGTTACGTCTCTGAATTCCGGGTCGGCGACCTCCTCGGGCGTATAGACGCCGAGTACGGCTTGCGGGCAGTACATTCTGATCCAGTCGCGGGTGGTGTCGTACCAAAGCTGGACGTCGGGCTTGCGGTCCCATAGCGGTGAACCTTTCACGAATTGCAGCACCTCGCCGTTGACGTGCTTGGTGGTGTGGCCGGGATGCACCTGGGCGAGCTTCGGACTGCGGTGCTCGTACTCAAACGGATCGCCCTTGAGCCGGCCGCGCACGATCAATTGGCGCTCGTCGCCCTCGCCGATCCACTCGCCCTTCAAGCCGCCGTCGAGGTGCGGTTTTGCCAGCGCGTGAAACGCTTGCGACTCCATGCACAGCACGCCCTTCTGGACGTACGTTTTCATCGCCAGCATGTAGACCGACACATGCGCCCGCTCGGCAATGTCCATCAATCCGATCACCACCGCGATGTTGCTGCGCAGGTCCTCTCGCAGCATGAGGTTATCGGGCTTGCAGACGCCTTGCGCCCAAGTGATGTATTCGGCATATGAGCTGGGAGTCAGCCCGCGGCCGGGCGTGACCTGCACCATCTCACGCGAGCGTTGCTTGCGATCCTCCAGCGTCTCGATCTGCTGGTCGTCGTCAGTGGATTGTGACGGTAGCTCCTGCACGTCGGTCACTGTCTTCCTCCTCACGATATTGCTTGAGCCGGGATTCGGCCCGTTCTCTGGCAGCAGGGGTCAGTTTCAGAATCTCGGCGTCTTGGCGCTCGCCCGCCGGTCCCGGCCAGCGGTTGGTGTTCCAGCACAAGGCAAACCTGCGCAGCGCGGTCCGGTTCTTGGCCTCGCCGAGATCGAGGTCTTCGTCCGACAGCTCGACCACGCGCACGCAGTGCGGCGGCATCTTTTCCACGAACACTAGCGCGGCGGCGGTGAACGGCATCTTCAGCTCGCGCAGCACCGTTCTCATTAAGGCGAATTGCTGATCGTACCCAAACTGCTCCACCGTCCGCAGTAGATCGACCCACTGCACGCTGGTGCAAGTCTTGAGATCGACCATCTCGCCGCCGCGGTGCGACGGGATCACGTCGGGTCTGATCTTCAACCAGACCCCGGTCTCCTTGTCCTTCCAAAACCCACTGCGCTCGGCGAACCCCTGCAGCACGCCAGCGCCGACCACGAAGCCGTTCGCGGCCAGCGATTCCGACATGCCGCGGATGGCCTCGATATCGGCGCGCGTGATCCACTCGCGGCCGGCGGCTTCGCAAGCAGCGACCCACGCCTTGGCGTGCTTGGTGGCCAGCTTCCAAGGAATTGGTCGGCCTTGCACGTCCTTGGTGTGGGTAGGCGTGACCTCGAACACCTCGGAGAACGCAGCTTCGCCCATGGCGAGGTGGTGCATGGCGCGCCCAAGCGCGAAGTGGCGGGCGGTCTTCTTGACGATCCGCTTGGTGTTGTAAGGCGATTCCGCCCAGTAGTGCGCGGGCGACTCGATGAATATCTTACGCAGCCCGCTGGAGCTGATCGCGGGCGAGCGGGTGATCTTCGCCGAGTGGTAGAAGTCCAACGGGATGTTGGAATAGATGCCGGGCTCTATGATTGCCCCCTTGCTCCACCTGATCCCCTCTGCAGTTGCCATGAGCTCCCCCTGTTCTGCGTCGCCCGATACTAGGCCAAATCGGCCAGACGTCCAAATTGAACGCCGGAACTTTTCCCCACCCAACGAATCATATAAGCGCGCAACGGGGTGACGCCCGACCGGGGAGGAGTGGATGCTTGCTCGGATCGCGAAGTCGTCTATCGAGTGCCGCGAGGAAGCGGTGGTGGCCAAGCTGCGGGCGGTGCGCGCACGCTCGCCCGAGCTGCGGGTGGAGCACCAGCGTCTAGCCGATAAGTGGACCCAGCTCGCCGCTGCCTTTGACGAGGCCGCGCGCGTGTCCGGTTTTATCGAATGGTCGGCGCAACGCTTGCGCGATTGACCTTCCGTGCTCTACGGTCGTTTCGTCCAGGGCATAGGAGGATTCAATATGGCAAGACGATCTGCAGACGAGGCCGCGCCAATAAAATTGGTCTCCGCCCGAGACCTCAAGGCGCTGGCAGAAACATGTGATGGCTACAAGCGCAAGGCCGACACCGCGCAAGGCAATATGCGGGAGTTGATCGGCGAGTACGTCGAAAAGAAAAACCTGCACAAGCAGGCGTTCAGCACGATCCAGCGGCTGCGGCGTATGGAGCCCGGCGAGCTGTGGCTGTGGAAGGCCCATTTTGACGACTATTGGCATAAGCTCGGGCTCGAGAAAATTGCCAACACGCAAGGCCAGCTCGTGAGCGCTGGCACCGAAGAGGATGAGGTCACGCCGCGCGGTCCTCGCCTCGTGGAAGAGGAAGCCGGAGCCGCTTGACGGAACTACGGGGGAGCGCGCACGTTAGTTCCGCGGCTCCCCCGTGAGTCCCCAACTGCGGGGTGCCTCAAACGGAAGCGCGCCGCAGCGCTGGCAGAGCCCCCCGACCCCACGATGCGGCGCGCACGCTCTCTCACAGGAGGGACGAAATTATGGACACCGATCAGTTAAAAAGTAAGATTCGCGAAGCGCTAGGCGCCGCCGGTATCGGCCGCGAGATCGCCGAGCAGGTCGACCGAATCATTGATAGCGCGAGCGGCCAGAAGCACGAGGCGAAGCTGCAGGCCCTCCAGGATGACGACGATGAGCGCAAGGCCAAGGTGCAGTCACAGCAAGCTCAGCTCCGTACTCAACCGGCCCGCGGCGAACGCGAGGTCCCCGACGACGACGATGAGGCCCCGCGCTCGGTGAAGGCAGCCGAGTCCCGCGCGAAGCCAGCTCGTAAGACCAAGACGGCGCGCAAGAAGAAATAGCGGACAGGGGCCTAACAGGAGCGCCGCGCCTATCGCGCCTCGGATAGGGGGTCATCCCGCCTTACAACAGCGGCTTTTGGAACGATCAGATCAGCGCGCGCGCCGCATCGTGGGCACGCTGGCCATACGCTGGTCTTGCTTCGTTTCCCGCGCCATCCACAGCGAGCGCAGATAACGGGAATTTTTTCAGTTTGTTTGGGCTTCGATGCTGCGAGCATTTCGCCGTGTCCAATGATCGGGTTCAGGTCGAACGATGCAACCGACGCGACCAAATTCGCGCTTGAAAGCGTCGGCGTCGTTACCGAAATAGAAAAACGTCTGCCCTTGTGTTGGCTTTGCCAACGCGCCGCTCGGCTCATAGAAACGGATGCGCCCTTGGGTAAAGCACGCCGCATTCGCAACGGAGATTGCGTCCTGAAACCAAATCGCATCGGTGTAATTATGGGTCAGCGCGATGCAGGACTCGACGCGGCCGGCATTCCATTCGCCTAATAATTTGCCGATGAATCGCCCGATCAATTCTTTCGAGTACGGCGGATTGAGCCAGACCCGGCCGTACCATGGCTGGCGCAATCCATTCTGACGCTTGTCGTAAAATTGCCGGGCCTTGACGGTTTCCTGCGCGAGCCTGCTTGAAGCGGGGTCGGTATCGATGTCGCCGAGCACGGCACGCGCGAGGGAAATATATTGATGCGGCGTGTACCATTCATTTTTGCTGCGAGTCCCGAGCGTGCCGATGGTCGGATGGAATCGACCGCTGACTAACTGCCGGATTTCGTTAGCGCGCGCCAAGTCCTCATGCGTTGCGTTTGGATTAGTAACGATCTCCTCAAGTAGATCGGCTAATTGCCAATTCGATGTCATCCATTGCGCGCCGGTGATCAGTGCGCGCGCAACACGAACACTAAAACCGAGCGCGTCGTGATTGTCTTTCAGCCACCGCAGCCATTGGCCATGGCCGAGTGATTCCTTTTTCTTGAGCAGGCGATTGCCCGCCTCCCTGAGATAGAAGACTCGATCATCGGTTGGCGTTTGTGCGCTTTGATAAAGCAGCCTGATGCTATCGGCCTCTTGATCGGCGATCGCGTCCAACATTGGCTCAGGCTCCAATTCGTGATTCGTCTAATTTCAGGATGTCAATCCTTCCGGACTTCCCAGGATTCTTGTTGATCTCGTCAGCGAGCACGCGGCTAATCAGTTTCGGCTTATCGTCCGGGTGAATGCGCGGCGCTTTGTTGCCCGCCTTTGCCCATCGCCGTGAAACCAAGTCCATGATTTTATTCGGCGGCATACGATGTAGAATGCGACGCACCTGCTCGTCGATGGTCTTGCGCGAGTAGTGATAAAGCCGCGCAACACCGAGCACCATGTAGCCGTGAATCTCGTAGAGGTCTCGCCAGGAATCCTTGAGCGCGAATAACGCCT